GAGCGAATTGTACGGTGTAGGTGCTGGCCCCGGTCGTGACAGTGCCGGTGACTTCGGTCTGGGTTCGGTACAGGAGGTTGAGCACACCGACCGTGCCGGCCGGCAGCGTGACTATCGGCTGGTTCTCGTACATCGGGAGGAGTATCTTTTCGATACACCAGCTCGGTGGCTTGCTGTTGGCGAGATCCGACAGCAGCAGGTATAGCGCATCGCGTGCGTAGTTCTGCATCTCAGCAGTGATCTTCTGCGCCACAATCCCACAACGCCGGAACGCCGTGTCGATGACACGCCGAGTGTTGAACGTAGTGGCGCTGATCGTGCCGGATGTTGCCATCGTCGATTCCTATAAGTCAGGGCTCGGCGGCTGATTCAGCACACCCGGTATTACACTGTGTGATGTTACCCGTTACTTCTTGCTTCCGCCACGCCTCATCATCGGTGCCTGCTGCGGAATCATCGGATCTTGCGGAGCTGGGGGGAACCCTCTTGCATTCCCACCTACGCCGCCGGCCGGCATGCCCGGCATGCGACCAGTCTGTTGAGCCTGAGCAGCCATCTGGGACAGAATGCCTTCAGCCATCTGCCGCTCTTGCGACGTCAGCTTTGGCTCTTTTGCCGCCGATCTCTTCTTGGCTGGCGACTTCTTTGTTTTGCCACCGCGCTTCATGGCAGCACTCCCGCCACAAGCGTAGCCATCTTTCTTGCTGGAGGCCATTTCCTTCTTCTCATGCTTGATCATGGCCTTTGGGGCACCCTTTTTCTCCATGAAAGCAATTTCTTTTTTCATCATGGATTTGGATTCTTTGACCCCGCCTTCAGCCTTGGATGCCGCTTTGCGCACCGCTCCACCGCGCATGTATGCTTTCACCGGCACTTTGCTTGGACCAAACTCAAACTCTTTAACGTATTTGCAGCCCATGATCGTCTCCGTCAGGCGTAGGTTTTGATGCACTCAAGGATGATGGCGTACGAGTCTCCAGCAGTAGCATCGTGGGTGCTGAAAGCAATGTCCCCATTGCGGCCTGTACCCGAATTGTTGCTGATGCCGCCGAACGAGGAGAAATCCATCAAATACGGGCCGTTAGATGTAACCTGCCATGCCAGCACATTAACGTCCGCGTCCCAGAGGATACGAACTTCCATGCCATGAGCCGCCATCCAGATTTTGTTGATCTTGACGCCGTTACATGCGTTGCCGGAAGCACTGGGGTTCAGCGTGGAGACATCAACTTTGACGACCGCCGTTTCGCCCGTGCCATCCGAAATGTTGGTGTATTTGCCGATGAACAGCCGTTCACCGTCAAGGATCGTTTGTGAAGCTACTGCATCAGCCATGTTTATCTCCCCAGCGTTGGTTTACAAACCGGAGGGCGCACCCTCCGGTAAATATTCAAGCAGTACGTGTGAACACGTAAGCCGTTGCGCTCGAAAACATAAGTGTAAAACGGGCCAGTCCAGTTACACCAGAAGCAACAGTCAGGTCGCCAAAGCTACCAGCAGTGTCGGCAGCGGCGGTGGACAAGATACCGTTTACCGCTACTGCAATTGTTACCGTGTTGGCACCGGCAGTGTTGTCTATGTAAAGGTCAAAGACTGTACCTTGAACCGCACCAAGAGCTGCGCCCAACAACGTGCCTGTAGGCAGAGTGATGGCGGTTGCTGCGGCAGAGGTAGAAGTGATGTAGCCGGTTGCTACCTGCGCGGCGGTTGCCGTAGCTGTAGCGTTAATTGCGGCGGTGGTAGCGTGAGTGATGCTGCCTGAACCTGCGATGTTGCCTGTTACATTGCCGGTTAGGGCACCGATAAAACCATTGGTTGACGTAACTGGGCCGGAAAAAGTAGTTGAAGCCATTAGAAATTCCTCACATGCGAGTTGGGCGTATCTGTCTGCATGTCGTCAGCCGGGGCTGTCAGATACGCGGGTTATCCCGGAAAAACAAAGAGGGGAGCCGAAGCCCCCCTCTTTTTATTACTACAAGCCCGGCGTGCCCCACAGGTCGCGCCAGTCCGTCCAGCCCGGAATGTAGCGCTCGGTGGCCTTGTAGCGCATGGAGTCGGTTTCAAAATCACCTTCCATGCTCTTTTCAAGGCTGCGACGCATCATCAGCTTCAGGCCATCTGGCACATCGCACTGTACCCACCATGCGGTGGTGGAAGTGATACGTGACAAGTTCGCCTGACCCTTCGGCAGCATACCCATCGACTTGATGGGGTTGATGTCGTTGTCGGCACTGCCGGTGCGCAAAGCACTCTTCAGCAGAACTTCTGCTTGGAACACGTTGCTCGGGCCGGTGACGATCTGCTGCGGGGTGAGGCGGATACGCTTGCCGTTGTTGTCAACAGCGTTGCGGATCTGGATCAGCATCTGTTCCAGAGAGGTCTGTGACAGAGCCGCTGCAGTGGACAGCACGTTGCTGGCCGTAAGGCCGTTGGCCAGCGGGTGCGATGCGCTGTTCAGCACTACACCGTCACCGCCGGTATAACCAGAGGTGAAGGCGCGGTTCAGAATGTTTGCGCACAGCGTTTCTTTCGTTTCGATCAGCGACTGCGCCAAATGCTTGGCGTAGGTCTGACCCATGCGGATGTGGTCGCCGTCTTCTACCAGCACCTTGGTCAGCGCGAAGGCAAGGCCATACACGCGGTAGAGGTAACGCTGGATGAACAGAATGCCGCCACTTTGGTAAGTGACAGGCATGCCGTCTGGCAGCTCAGGAGCCGCACCAAAACCAAAAAGAACGGGTTCTTCGTGGTAAGAGCGCGGGATGCCTTTCTGCTCGTTGAAAACTTGCTTCCACTCGTCGGCGCGTTGGTCGTACACGCCGTCGAAGGTTTCATTCAGGATGGGCTCAACTACCGCCCGGAAGTCCGTACTGCGCATTGGAGTAGCCATTTGTCAGACCCCCTTAGATTGAGTTGACGGCAGCTTTGTAGTGATGTTCGTTGATACGAACAGTCGCCACAATGTAAGCGTCAGTCAATGCGTCGTTGATGTTAAGAGCCCACCCAGTAATCTGGAACTGACCCGATGTTGCTTGGATCGCAGTCAGATAGGTGTTGCTCAAGCCAGTTGCAGTGGATCCGCCCGGCGACGCCACAGTCCAGTCGCACTCTTCGCCTACAGCTGTCTGCACGGTGGTGCCAGACGAAGGGTTGTTGTACTGAACTTGGAAGATCGTCTCAGGATCGTCGTACACCCATGCAACGATGTCAGTTGCAGTGGTGCCGGTGGGCCAGAACGGGGTCAGGGTGGGCTTGCCCAGCGAGTCGATGTACTGGCAACCAGCAAACACGCCGAGCAGCGAAATGCCGTCAACAGTGCCAGAGCGCGTGCCATCAGATGTGCCGAGCTGAACAGTACCAGCGTCAACCAGCTTAACTGGATCACCTTGGAAGATGTTCGCAGCGTAGGTGCTGGCGATAGTGTAGGCTTTCGGACGCATCTGACCACTTGGATGGTAGGAGGGACGAAAGCCGAAGGGTGCATTTGTCGCGGACATAATGCGTTTCTCCTTAGCTTAATGAATAAGTTTATGGCGCGAGTTAAACTTCAAACTCTGCGTCACGCTCATCCACAATGTCAGCCAAGCCTTCACCCTTTTGCAACCGAGCGCCTTTTTTCTCAGCTTCGTGAGCAATAGCCTCTGCGGTGTCCCGCAGCTTCTGTTCTTCACGTAGCGGTGCGTCATGGTGCGCCTCTTTCATGTACAGTTTGTACAAGTCTTCGGGCAGCTTGAACGCCAGCATCTCATTTACACCTATCATGCCCACGTAGTCGCCAGTCTTCTGAGTGGCGTATTCCCAGCCGGGAACTTCTTCCGGCTTGATGGGCTCGTACCCGAGGCGCAAGCGCCCTGCGAGTGAGTCCCGTGGATTCGTCGTGGTCAACCAACAGGTGTGGTAACCCGGGATCTTCGGCAAGTCCGGCAATGCGGACTGAAAAAAACTTTGTCTGAACATCTCAACCCGATCACCCTCGGTCAGTTCGCGGCTCTCAGTGACGTTACGGTCACCCACTTTGCGATCTTCCCGGGTCTTGCCAACGGATTTCTTGCTACGTATGTCAGTCATGGTCGCTCCTACAGCGATTGTTTATATTTACCAGTGTGAAAAAGCTGATGCAAGTGGTTTATCGGCGCGAGCCGTTGGCCTTGTCGTATTCCATGTACTTGCGGATGTACTTCTCGCGCAGCTTGGCGTCATCCCAAACATTTGCATCAATCATCGCCTGCTTGCGCTCTGGGCTGATGTACACCTGCTGCCTGCCTGAGCTGCCGCCGGATGCCCTGCCGCCAGACAGCTGTGGGCCACCTGTTGGTGTGCGCGCCGGCCGGCGGTCGTCATCGCCGTCGTCGTGATCATTCCGCGATTGCTGGCGCTGGAATTTTTCTGGCAGACGACGCCTCATTCTGGATTCCATCTCGCTCCAGTATTCTGACGAAGCGGGATCCATGCCTTCGGCCATCAGGGACGAGTCGATGGCATTGACGATCTTGGAGTCTTCGTCGCCGCCTTGCAGGTCGTACCATGAGTGCTTTTCAATGAACTTTCTTGCCAGCTTTATCTGCTCAGGAGGCAGAATATCTGGTTGTGGCGGGGCATTGGCGGCTTGGGCCACGCGCTGGAACTCTGCAGCCTGCTGCGCTTTTACTTGCTGCAGCTGCCTGATGTCGGCAGCGGCCTGATCGCGGTATCGCATCGCTGCGGTCGCATCTTGGCCGTTGTTGGCGGTAATTGCGGCTGCATGCACATGCTCGGCCTGCCGGTAGCGGTACGCGGCTTCCTGAATGTGCTTGTCGATGTCCGTCAGCTCGCCCTGACGCTGACGCAGATCAAGTGCTGAGAACTGGCGCTCAAGCTGCTCGTTGCGCTGCTGGAGGAACTTCAGCTCCTTCTGCGAACGGTTCTTGGCTTCTTCCTGCCGCAGTTTGCGGTCTTTCTTTTCCTGCCGGCGACGCTCACGAATTTCTTCCCGATCCGTGTCGGTACTGTCGTCATCGTCATCGGCCTTTGTGACGCGATCATCAGCATCGTCGTCATGGTCGTCGTCATCCCGCTGGTCTTTCAGCGAGAGCGTACTGCCCGGCTGCTTGCCTTCCACCACTTCAATGGGAGAGCCTTTGTCGTCATCTTTGTCATCGATCAATTCATTTGCCATGTGACACCTCCTTCAGGTGTTAGAGAAACGCTTTCATTTCCAGCGGGTCGCCGGTTACTTTGCCCACGATGTCGAGATCCGCGAAGATCACGAACATTGCGAACGACTTGTCTGGCAGCTGTACTTCCCACCGATCACCGCCGTACTTGGGAACGCGGACGTATTCGCCGGGCTGGCACCAGTTGCCTTCGGGCCATGGCTGCATCGTGTCGCGGTTCTTGAACGCGAGCGGACCCAGCGCAATGACCTTGCCGGCCTGCGTGTTCCACTTCTCGGTTTCTTTGGTTTCAGTGTGGAAGATAATGCCGCCAGCCGATTTCAGCTTCGGGCTTCTGATCTGAACCAGCACGCGGCTACCGAACGGAATGACGCCCGGGTCTGCCTTGGGGAATGCTTGTTCAGTTAGCGTGTTTTCGATCCTTGCCATTACTATCGCACCGCCTGCCTGATTCTGCTCCACGACTACTGGAACACCATCGAGCCTGACGCGATCTTCACAGGTCGTTGTCACCTTCTCTTTCCTCTTTGATCATTGATAAAATTTCCGCGAGGGCGTAGTCGATCCCGGCCAGCACTCCGCTTGCTGCGCCAAACGTGAACGACGATTTGTCCCCCGGGCTTCTGAGCGATGACATTGCAAGCTCGGCCTGTCGCTTCTCCAGCCGTGCCATCAAAACTTTTTCGCTGATCACTTGGGTGCTTTCTTTTCGCCCTTGCCTTGCGGAATCGCCATGCCCATCGCGTAGCGCTTGTGCTGCGGCGTGTTGTCAGCTGATATCTTCACATCGTTGCCCTTTGGTTTGTCGCCTTTCTTCGCCATGTCACTCTCCTGATTATGGTCCCGGGTTTATCCCAGTCCCTGTGCTTACTGCTACTCGGTTGCCCGATTCGATTTCTGCCTCGGCCAGCTGAAGAGCGGTCGTGTTGTCGGCCGTGTTCATGCGCTCGCGTGTAGCCATCTCTTCGGCTTTGCGCATGTTTTCCTGCTGCTGCTCGTACTGTGCCAGCTGCGCGCGCGCCTGCTCCTGCTGCATGATCTTTATCTGCTCTGCCTGCGCATCCTGAGCTCGCTGCGCCTGCTCGGCCTGCAGCTCCTGCATCTTGATCTGAGCTGCCTGCTGAGCCTTCTGTGCGTCTTGCTGCAGCGCCTCGCGCTTCACTGTGGCGTTGATGTTGGCCACGGCCAGACTGGTATCGGGCGGAGCATTCGGCGCCGGCATCTGCGGCAGCGTTGACTGCATGTGCGCGATCAGCTGCGACACCTTCAGCATGATCGGCTCGGCCTCTTCCTGTACAAGGTTGATCAGGCGAGCCTGCTCTTTGGCGTCGTCTGGCTTGATCAGCTTGTCCTTAGTGGCGTCGTCCACCGCTCGGTGTGACTCGGTGACGTAATACTGCAGAACGTGGTCTCGCAGGTGCTTGATCATTGCAGGGGCAAACGTCGGGGCCATTGCCGGGTTCGCTCCGAACACTGGTGACATCGTGAACGGCACATGCACCATCAGGTGAGCAATGTGGTTCTGTGTCGGCAGTACGAAAATAGGGGCACCCATGACCGCCGCCATGTTCTCAGAGGCGGGATCCATATTCTCCATCTCGCCGCCGCTAACCAGAATGTCCTCATCTTGCTTCATCTGACGCAGGAACATTGCTTCGACTTTGCGAGGGTCGTACAGCTGCGGTTTTGCGTCTGCTCGCTGCAGGATTGCCTGCACCTTCGCAAACCTCTGTGCCTCGCTGAACACCTGCGGGTCGGATACCGGAACAACGTCAACCGGGCCATCAAAGTCGGCCGGCGTGACTTCAAAGTCGCCAGCCTTCTTGATGTCTTCCTCGGTCAGGTAGCTGCTGTTGATCCTGTGCAGGATCTTCAGGCTCTCGGCCATGGCGTTGTGCATGCGTGCGTGGATGCTGGAGAACACGACCATGCCCTGTTCGATCAGAGCCAGCGTGGTTCCCACGGGAGCATTTGCGTTTTGATCTGCCAAGCTCTCAAACGATGTCTGCACTACCCCACGGCCGGCATCAACAAGAAATCCCAGCAGCTGGAACAGCGTAGGGCTCGGGCCGGGGAACGGCAGCGGCATCACTAGCTTGCGGATGTCGTCCTGCATCGGGCCACCTTCAAGCTCTGCGATCTGCGTAGGCTGCAGCGTGATCGTTTGCGACATTGGGCCACCCTTCAACTTCAGCGCTGTCGGGATGTTCTGGATGTGAGCGGAGTCCATCAGCGCACGTAGCGATCCTGTTGCCGCAGCGGTGAGGCCGCCGATCATGTGTGTCAGGCCGATTGCCATCGCACCACGCCACGGGATCATCGGGAACTCCACGATCCACATCAGCTCTTCGTAGTTCTCGTCCTTTGGATCCCAGTTGCGGTACAGGTTCAGGCCGCGCTGCATGTTGTCGTCGATGCTGATGATGTACGGCCGCATGCCATCCCCTTCGATGTCGCACATCAGCGATATCTCGTACACGGTACGCAGACCATCCTCGTTGTACGGCGACGACTTCTTGCCTTCGATCTTGTCGTTGGCCTTGGACGCTTTCGAGAAGTCTGGCTCAGGCGAGCTGGCCAGCACCAAATCACGGTACATGCCGATATCGACACGGCGCTCAAACTCTTGCGCAGTCACATATTGGCGATGAGTCTTGCGCTCGGCGGTGTAGAAGTTGGTCGCCGCAAACGGGATGAAGATATCGTCAACCGGAATGAACTCGGCGCACGGTCTACGCAGAGTGCCGCCCCAGTACCACTTCATGTACTGCACGCCGCCAAGTGGGATCTGGGTCGTCAGCTGCTCATGCTCTGCGCGCAGCCCTTTGATCTGCTGCGTCATCTGCCAGTTCATAAAGTCGGTCTTGCGCTCAGCCTTGTCGGTTTTCTCTTTGTCGATCTTGCCAAATATCTTCGACTTGACTGGTCCGCCGGGCGGGAATATCTCTTTCATCACGCGAGCGGAGAAGTCCACGCATGATTGGATCAGCATGGGGTGGACGATCTTGGTGGCACCACTGAACTGCGCACCGCCGGGCGAATCGTTTCCCATGCCGGTACGCTTCAAGCCCTCTTCGTACAGCTCGTCACGACGCTGTCTGGCTTCCTTGTCGATCTCGATCTTGTCCAGCAGGTCAGATACAAGCCGGGACAACTCGCGCTGGTCAACCTCTTCGATGATGTTGGCAAAGTGCTCTTCGCTTTTCTGCGCATTCTCAACGCCGTCGTCGAGCGTGACGAGCGCACCGCCGTCGTCGGTTTCTTCAACGTCAGCTTCTGCGTCTTCGTCAATCTCTACCAGCTCTTCGTCTTCGCTTGTACGATCTTCTGCCATGTTGCGCACCTGTTGCGTGTTTGCTGCGTTCGTATATACTGTGTACTGGGCTATGTTGCCCGATACCCTCTATGGAGGATGCCATGCCTTACAAACAAATTGCCCCCGGCATTAGGCTTTGGTTCGGTAAGATGACCAAGGCTCAAGAGCTGGAGTCCATCACTCGCGCTTCCGGTGTACGGATGTTTCCTTCGGCTAACTCCCGGGCACAAGCTCCAGCTGCTGCGACTCCTGCGACTGATTCAGCACCGGTAGGAGAATTGCAACCGCAGCGGCCGGCAAAATGACGCCAGCTTTAAGCGCATCCCTCAACCCCTTCACTCCTTCAGCGGCGAGGATTTTTCTCGCCAGCTGAATGTCGGCGCGAACACTCATGCCCTTGTCTTTCGCCATCTGCTCATCGCGCAGCATGTTGGCATAGGCCTTTGAGCGAAGCTCTGGCTCGATGTTGCTCATAAGCGCCTGATTCTCGTCCAGCTTGTCGAGGAACCTCTGCGTTGCGCGCCCGGTGCCGGGCTGACTGAGCACATCCTGATAATTTTGGTAGCCGGTGTCAATTTTATATCTCTCTGGCTGAACACCCCCAAGCTGAGCCTGCAGCTCTTTACCCATGTCGCCTTTAAGCTCCTTGCCAAGCGTTGTGCCGGTACGTGACGCACCTATGTCCGACCACGGGTCGTTGATCAGATTGACCCCGTTGCCGGTGTCCACCGCGAACATGCCGTACTTATTGGCCAGCGCAGACAGCGCGCTCATTGACTTTGGCGATGGGTTAGCTTCAAGCGGTATGGAAAGGCTTGAGCGAGCGCCTGCGCCAGTTTGCGACTGCGGGATAGGCTTGTGCCACGCCCCAGCGTTCTGCGCATCCACAAACGCTCTGGACGACTCCACAATGTCCATAAGCTGCCTGTCTCTGGCAGTTACAGCGCCGTCAGCAGTCATCACCAATGGTCTGGCCACTTCACCCGGGTTGATCTCCAGCGTGCCACCTGCTGGCGTGTACGCGCCCACCATGCGCTGCGATGGTTCGGTGATCAGGCCAGCAGCAGCGTACAGCCTGTCTCGCCCCTTCCCGTCCACCCACGACGATCTTGGGTCCATCTGGTAGGCCAGCCTGTCTTCGTATGGCATCGACAGCAAGTCTGCCAAGTGGCCAGACCCTGCGCCGGGCGCCTGTTCGTGCGTCGCTGCCGCCCTGTACTTTGGAGCAAAGCTGCCGAAGTGCTTTGCTGCATCGTCCGCGTCAATATCGCCTGCACGAACCTTGGCGCCGGTCCAAGCTGCGGCCTGCGCCTTCAGTGGATCCCAATCGGAATAACCGCCCAACTCTGTTTTGTTGGCGCGATCTATCAGAAATTTCATCTCCTCATCCATGAATGCGTGTTGCTGCGAAGAGAATCCTCCATCCCACGGCGAGCCGTCAGGATTGGTGTAGCCGAACGCTCTCCCCTGCCAGATGTCATGCACGGGATGGATGGCCAGCTCTGGGCTCCAGTTGACTCCAAGATTTCTTGCAAAAGGATCTCGCTTCGGCCCGATGTATGTACTTGCATCATCCAGAATACTTTCAATAATCGGCGACTGGCTGCTTGGGAATCTACCAGTGGACACTGGCTGACCCGCCGCCCTCTGGTTGAACGCATTGATCGTAAACCCCAGATTGGT